TTCCGCAAGCAGGGGAAAGTGGCTTCTCTGCAGGAACTAGTAAAACTGAGGGAACAGCTTAAAACAAAATGAGTGAAACAACTTATTATAAAGGAAATAATATGGGTTTATCATTTGATGGTACAGGATGGTCTCTTACAAATACACCAAAAGACTTTATAGACCTTAATGCGTTTTCAACTCCAGACCCAGTATTTCCTACAGCTCCTACTACACCTACTACACCTACTGAACCCGAAGAAGACCCCTGTCCTCCCGGATATGTGTATGATGAAACATTAAAACAATGTGTAATTGACCCTAATGCTGAAAGTAATTTTATGCAAACAGTACAAGATAGTGGTAATACCCAAGAAAGAAGACCTATACAAATAGCAGGAACAGATAGAACTACTATGAATGGTAATTTTATTGCTACAGATAAAGAGTATAATAAAATGACACCTCAAGAATTAGTAGAGAATTATAAACAGAGAGGTATGATTAGTAAAAATGAAAATGGAAATCTTGTAATTGATATTAGTCCAGATATGGGTGACAATTTATTTGATTCCCAACTTGCAAGATTCGGGCAAGGCGGAGAAACAGATGCAGGTCAACGAAAACATTTAGAAAGATTATTAAATAAAGGAATGATAAATTCAAAACTTAATTCAGAATTAATGAGATTATATCCAATGGGAGCTACAGCAGAAAATTTTCCATTAACTTTACTTAATAAAGGAAATAATGCAAAAATAGTTATTCCTACTACGCAATCTAGTAGTGTTAAAGGAATCACTAATACTGAGTTTACTCCGGGATTCGGGCAATTAACTTATGCAGGATTTTCTCCCGATATTGTTGCTAAATTTACAAATTACATAAATAATGGCATTGCAGGAGGGCAAGGACTTACACCTGTTACACAATCATTTGCAAATATTAAAACAGGTGAAGATGCTACAACATCTGTAGGAGGTATTATTACAGAGGGAGATAAAATTTCTGATGATGGAAGAGGAATAATAACAGACTCAAGTGGGGATACTTATACTCCTACATCTGATGGACAAGGATATACTTTTAAATCAGATGACCCTAAACCATCTGTGCAACAACCAATATCTAAAGGTAGCACACAAACATATGGTGCAGGTAGAGGAGGCACTGCTTCACAACAACAAGAAATGAAAAAACAAGATACAAGAAACAATAATTTTAGCCCCCAAGATAGAAATATACAACCGGCAAAATCAAGTAAAGGCTATAGTGGCCCTGCTTTTGGTAGAAGATAAATAGGAGAAAAATATGGCAGAAGGAATGATGAACGACCCCAACGCTATGGGAGGCCAACCTCCTATGAGCGAACCCCCAATGGGCAATCCAATGGGTGGAAAAGATGATGCTGTTCTTGATATGCATCTTACAGAAGATGTTAAAAAAGCATTATCAGCAAAAGGCATAGATATAGGCCCAGTAGCAGATAGAGGCCCACAAGAACCAGTAGTAGTAATACCCGTATCAATAATTATGAATAAATATCAAGGTTCTTCACCAGAAGAATCAATGAAACAGTTTGTACAGGATATGACAGCAAATGCTTCAACTCCTGTTACAGAGCCAATGCCAACACAAACGGCAATGGCAGAAGCTCCTTCACCAGAAGGATTAGGAGCACCAACAATGGATAGGCCACCTATGACAGCTTAGTCATAGCCCCGATGCGACTCTAGGCCACCTGTTTTCCAACAGCCCCAAAAAAAGGAGAATAAAATGGAAGAAAATAAAAACGAGGAAATTAAACAAGAGGAAACTCAAGTAGAAGATATTCAAACAAAGGCTCTTCTCGAGCCTAATCCTTACAAACGTAAGGTAACAGAAGACACAGCTACCGTTTCAGAGGACACTACTTCAGAAGAAGAAGCCACTCCAGACAAAGAACGCCCTGTCAACGCTGAAGAGAAAGTGTTTAAGAAGCGTTATGACGACCTTAAACGACATTACGATTCTACTGTCAATAAGCATAAAGACGATGTCTCAAATCTTAAACGCCAGTTAGAAGAAAGTACTGAACAGGTACTACCAAAAACTAAAGAAGAAATAGAAGCTTGGAGAACTAAATATCCAGATGTCTATGATGTTATAGAAACTATAGCACATACTAAGGCAGATGATAGAACTCAAAAACTTAAAACTGAAATGAAAGAGTTGGAAAGCCAACAAGCGGTTGTACAACGAGATAAAGCAGAAATAGAGTTGTCTAAATACCATTCAGATTATAATGATATAAGGGCAGATGAGAAATTTCATAAATGGGTTAGTGAACAAGATTCTACTATTCAAGGTTGGTTGTATGAAAATACATCTAATGCAAAATTAGCGGCTCGAGCTATTGACTTATATAAAGTTGATACTGGGTATAAAAAGAAAAAAACTAATAATTCATTAGAAGCATCTAAATCAGTAACTTCAACTAGCAAGCGTGATATTGATACTACAAATAAAAAAACGTGGAAGATTAGCGAAATAGCTAAAATGAAACCGGTTGAATTTGCCAAGTATGAAAAAGACATTGACTTAGCTAGAGTTGAGGGAAGAATTGTTAATGCTTAATCTTTATGTCTATAGGAGGACAAAATTATGGCTATAGGAACAGCTTCCGGTTATAACAATTTACCATCGGGTAATTGGTTACCGGCAATATACAGTCAAAAAGTCCAAAAGTTTTTTAGAACTGCATCAGTGGTAGAGGATATTACCAATACTGACTACGCAGGTGAAATTGAAGCTTACGGAGATACTGTCAACATTATTAAAGAGCCAACAATCACAGTTAGTTCTTACAACAGAGGTGCTCAAATTGCTCCTCAGAATTTGGCAGATGACCAAATTCAAATGGTTGTAGACCAAGCTAATGCGTTTGCATTTAAAGTTGATGATATCGAAGAAAGACAAGCTCACGTTAACTGGGAAGCTTTGGCTACTTCTTCTGGAGCATATGCTCTAAAAGATTCATACGATGCAAATGTAATTGCGGCAATGGTGTCTGGTTCTGGAACTACTACTGGTAGTGACGGTTCTGGTGCGGATGTTGGTTTCGGAACTTCCGAAGTTGACCCAATGGATATTTTAGCAACAGCAGCTAAAAATTTACATGCAGCAGACATTCCAACTGATAACAGATGGTTTTTAGCATCTCCAGAGTTCTATGAACAACTTGGAAATGCATCATCTAAATTAATGGATGCGTCTATTACTGGTGATGGTACATCACCTTTAAGAAACGGTGCAGTAATTAATGGTCAAGTAAATGGTTTTAAACTATACATGACTAATAACTTTGCAGCCGCTACAACCTCAGACTATTACAAAGTGTTATTTGGACATATGTCTTCAACTGCTACTGCTAATGCTATTGCAAAAACAGAAGTAATTAGAGACCCAGATTCATTTTCTGATATTGTTAGAGGCCTTCACGTCTTTGGTAGAAAAGTTCTTCGTTCGGAAGCTCTTCAAACAAGACATCTTTTAATTGATTAGGGAGAACACATAATATGGCTACATATGACGTAACAGGCCCGGGTAATGCCGGTGCAACCCCATCAAGATTTAGTGCGGGTGTAAGAACTCCCTATCTTGTTGAAAATACAATTGACGTTTCAGCAATTAATTCTGATGCAGGTGCGGCACAAAATGACGTACTTCAAGTTCTTGATATACCAGCTCAAACTTTAATCATGCACGCAGGAATCGAGGTAATCACAGCATTATCTTCTTCTGTAACTTTAGATTTAGGTATTACTGGCGGAGACGTTGATACTTTTGTTGATGGCGATACTAACGCAACAGGTTACTCTGTTCTTACAACTACTGCAAGACCAGTAATAGCAGGTGCTGATACACTAGATGTATTAGTATTAAGTGCAGCATCAAGTGCGGGAAAAATCCGTATTTTTGCTGTATTGTGCGATGTAAGCGGTGTAGAGGAAACAGATAGAAACTCTTCATCTCAACACGATGGCTAATAACTAATATAATTTGGGGGGCTTCGGCCCCCTTATTTGAAAGCGACTAATAAATATAGAAAAATTTTATGGCAATTATTGATTTAAGAAAAGCACAAAAAGGTGCTACTGGACAAAAAATTACTCAAATGTATCCTAAGACTAATTCTAATGCAGAAAAAAGAATAGATAATTTAGAAAATAAATTAGATAAAATATTAAATTTATTAGAAAATAAAAAAGATAAAAAAGATGATTAAGATATGGTTTATGCTGGTTTTATTTTCTATGCCAAATGCACCTTCAGTTAAATATAATGGATTTATATATCTAAGTGAAGAAAAATGTATGGTAGCAAGATATGAATTACATGAAGCATATAATAACAAACCTACAGAATATAAATCAGCAACAACTATGAATTCATATTGTGTAAAATTTGACAGTTTTCCTATTGCAGGATTAAATAATACAGGGGCATAATGGCAACATACTTAACAATAACTAACAGAGTACTAAATGATTTAAATGAAGTTGAATTAACTTCATCTACTTTTTCATCTAGCCGAGGAGTACAAACATCTGTTAAAAATTTTGTTAATAGGGCATTACATGATGTTTATAATGAATTAGAAGAATTACCAAGTCTTCATAAAGAAACATTTTATAATACAAATAGTGGACAAAGAGAATATAATTTACCTACAACAGATTTTCCTCAAAGTGGGGATTTAGAATGGCGTAAAATAGATTGGGATACAGTTTATTCTAAACCAAAAGAATTAGTAACTAATGGTGAATTTACTAGTAATATAACTAGTTGGACTACAATAGCAGGAAGTGGAAGTGCTGCTTATAATAGCGGGGGTAATGGTAGAGCTAGATTAAATGATTTTGCTATTCATCAATCATTATCTACAAGTAAAGATACAGAATATAGATTACAAGTAAAAGTTTATGATTCAAATAGTGTCGGACAAGCTTTAAAAGTACAAGTTGGTACTGCAGCAGAAGGGACACAAAATTTAAGCACAACTTTAACAGTTACAGATTTTGGTGAAGGTGCAGTATTAGATACAGTTTTTACAGCAACAGCACAAACAACTTTTATTACATTAAACAATACATCTACAGCAACTAACTTAGATGTAGACTATGTTCGCATATCCAGAAACAGCACGCCTAAAAAATTAAGATATATTTCATATGATGATTATATTAGACAATATGCGGAAAGAGATAAAGCTAATTTAAGTTCTTCCCAAGGAGAACCTCAATATATTTATAAAACTCAAAGTGGAAAAGCAGGTTTAAGCCCAGTACCAAATAGAAATGATTATTCTATTGTTATAGAGTATTGGAAAGAACACACTGAATTATCCGCACATGGGGATATTCCAGATTTAGATGACAGATACGCAGATTTATTAGTAACAAGAGCTAGATATTATGCTTATATGTTACGTTCTGACCCAGAACATGCTATGATAGCCTCTAAAGAATACAAAGATGGTTTAAAAAGATTACAAAAAGATTTAGTATCAAAACAAGAATACATGCGTGATGAAAGAGTAAATCTTCGTTACTATGGTAAAGGTGTAATGTAGTGCCAAATACTTCTCAAATAACCCCTACAGTTGTCAGTTGTTTTGGGGGATTAATTTTAAATAAAGATGTTTTTTCAATGAGACCCGGAGAAGCATTATCTTTACAAAATTTTGAACCCGATATTGCAGGAGGATATAAAAAAATATCTGGAACAGCAAAATATAATTCTACAATAGTACCTCAAGTATCAGCATCTACAGAAAGATTAAATATGGTAGCAATATTTAATGATTTAGTTGTAGCGGCTCGAGGTGGAACAGTGTATACAGGTTCTACATCTGGAAGTTGGACTTCTAGAGCTACAAGTAAAGGGACTAATAATACTTATGATTTTGATAAATTTAATTTTAATGGTACTGAAAAAATAATTATTGCTACAGGCACTTCTAGTGCTTTTACACTTGACACATCGTACACAGAGGATATAATAAACGCTACAGGTGGTGGAACTGCTCCAACTAATCCTAAATTTGTTAAATCATTTGCTAATCATATGTTTTATGGGGGTATGTCAAATGCAACATCTACAGTAACATTTTCCGGCCCTTATACAGAAGACGATTTTGATACGGGTGGGGGTAGTATTGTAGTAGGTGCTGTAATTACAGGACTTAAAGTATTTCGTGATACATTGTTTATATTTTGTGAAGATAGTGTATACAAAATTGTAGGAACAAGTTCTAGTGATTTTGCATTAGCAGAAGTTGCAAAAGATGTTGGAACAATAGCCCATCATTCTATTCAAGAACTTGGTGGAGATTTATTGTTTTTATCTAAAGATGGTTTTAGAACTATTGCAGGTACAGAAAGAATTGGTGATGTAGAATTAGGTACAGTATCAAAACAAATACAAAAACGTATTGCTGATATTGGATATGACAATGTTATTGGGGTTGTTATAGGAGATAAATCTCAATACAGATTATTTTATCCACCAGATGATACTGTTGAAACAAGTTGTAAAGGAATTATTGCGGTGCTAAAAGCTAACCCCGAAACAGGAACACTAGGATTTGAATACTCGGATATAAAAGGAATT